GTTACTAAGAAAAGTAAAAAAACAACTGATCGAGATATGTTCAGAGCGGCGAATGAAAGATTTAGTAGACCGAAGTCTGAAGTAGATTCTATTATAAGAAATATAAAAAAACTTGATCCAATCGAAGCTATGAAAGAAGCAAATAAAGTTATTAAACGAGAAGGTCCTTATAAAAATTTAAATCAACAACAAGCTAAGAAAATATTAGAAGATACAGAAGATCATATTTTTGAAAGAGACATACCAGAAGATCCAGAAGGTTTTGCAAAAGGCGGACGTATAGGTTTCAAAGGTGGCGCTGACATGGGAACTGTTGCAGATAGTAAAGGACAAAGATCTGCTAGAAGTGTTAGTGTTTCTCCAAGTGGTAGTGTTACTACAAGCAGAACTAGAGGACCAGATGGTCCTGACGATAGAGGAAGTCCTACACAAAACTTAACACAATATTTAGTTAATCAAGGTGTACCTCCAAAAGAAATAAGAAGAATCACAGGTGTAGATAAACCAAGTGCCATAGATAAAATTAAAGGAAGTCGTTTTAACAATCCTTTAACAAGAGGAATTCTTAGAACTGGTTTGTATGCATATAATCCTTCACTAGGAATAATAGATGCTAGAAAAGCTATGGACTTAAAAAGAGTATATGATCTTGCACAATCTGAAATAAACAATCCAATATTTAATGAAGAAGAAGTTACATCAGGTGGTATAGGCGGAATGACATCAAATTTAATTACAGATCAACAAGCAAAAGAAATTGATAAAGCAGCTAAGATGGCTAATTTAATGAATGACACAGGTACATTAACCGACATAGAAAAAAATACTATTTTTGAAAATGTTAAACCTTTTGATGATCAAGGTTCAACAGGAGTTTTTGGAATAGGTGCAAGAGAAGCGGAACCAATGACACGTGAAGAGTTTGATGCTTATGTAAACGAAAAAGGTTATGCAACAGGCGGTCGTGTTGGATTAGCAGGTGGTATGACACGTAGAGCATTTTTAAAATTAATGGGTGGAGTTGCTGCAGGGATTGGGGCAGTTAAATCTGGAATAATAGGTGCTGGTAAAAAAGGAGTTACTAAAAAAGTTGTTAAAGAAGTTGTTAAAACCCCTCCTGTTACAGGTAAACCAGAATGGTTTGATGCATTAGTTAATAAAGTTATTTTAGAAGGAGATGATGTTACTAAAAAACTTGCAACCAAAGATAGAGAAATTGTTCATACTAAAAAATTAAATGATCAAGAATCGGTTACCGTAACTCAAGATTTAGATGATGGAGCTATAAGAGTAGAATATGATTCACCAGATAACATGGGTCAAGAACCTGTAATGATGCAATTTAAACCGGGAATGGCTGATGAAACAACTGGTGGAAAAAAACCAGCAGACAGATTTGATGTTGTAGAAACAGAACCACGATATACTGGTGGTCCTGAAGATGGGGATATAGAATTTATAGGGGAAAGCGGAGGTCCCGGTATTTCATTTTTAGAATCCGATGTAACTAACTTAAAAACATTTGCTACAGGTAAAGGTCCTACCATGAAAGAAATTGTAAAATCTAAAAAAAGAAAAGACCTTGTTAGAAAAGTTAATGACGATAGCTACGAAGCAGCTGAATTTATAGGTGGTAAGTATGGTGATGCTCCTGAACCAGATTTTCCAGATGACTATAGTGGATATGCATCAGGTGGTCTTGCTTACCTGTTAGGAGAATAAAGTGTCTATTTTCGATAGAATTGTAGAGTACAGTAATATTTCAAAACCAAGTGAACGTGTTCCAAAAGAAGATGGTGGCATGTTAGTACAACCTAGTGATGATGGATCAAGACTTGGTTACAAAGGCAAAAAGTCAGATCGATATATTTACTCAGACAATTACAGAACTATTTATGATAAAGAAACTAAATTATATTCTAAAAAAGTTGGAAGAGATAGAAAGCTTTTAACTCAAGAGCCCGGAGAAACTAAAAAAGAATTTTTTAAAAGAGTTGCTAATTATAGCACTGAAACTGCAACTGCAAGAACAGATAAATTTACTAAAGAAATTCTTGACTCTAGAAACAAAATAGATTCTTGGACTTCTAATTGGCTTAGTAAAAATCTTAAAAATTATGGTGTTAGAGATTTTGATAAAATGGTTGAAAATCTTAAAAGAGATTGGAAAATAGAGTCTAAGAAATTAAAACTACCAACAGATAAAATAAAAATATTTACTGAAAGTGGTTTTCCTAATTTAAGCACAAGCAAAGGTAAAGAAACAGCAGTAAGTAAAAACCCTTTTACTTTTGATGATATAACATTTTACACTCCTGAAAATCCAAGTGGTAAAGAAAAATATATGGCTCAGTGGAAAAAGATATTCTTTAAAAATAAAATTGAAAACACCCCAGGTTTAAAAAACAAACTATCTAATTATTTTGAATTTATGAATTTAGATAAAAGAGGTAGCCCTGCATCCGGAGGGCCTACTATTAAATCATATAAAGATATTATGGATAAAGATGTTGTTTATATTTTATCAGAAGAAGACTCTGGTTTAAAAAAAGGTGCAAAATATGACGTCTTTAATAGTTTTGATGATCTTGCAGACTCTTATAATAAATTTACTTTAAAAATGAATCGAAGTGAATCATGGAAAGAAAATGCGGGTATTATAGAGGAAGCTTTGGGTTTGAAAAAAAATTCAATTAAAAACTCTATGCAAGCAGAACAAAGAGCTCTTAAAAAAATACTTGATGTAAGTAGTTTAGAAGGAACTGGATTTGGCTATAGCATAGATCATGGACAAGGTTTAGCCGCCGCTGCAAAAAGTGGTGATGTTAATTTAATGAAAATAGCTTTAAATGATTTAATTGGAACTACACAAGATCAAAATACTAAAGCTGGATTTGGTGGATTTGAAAAAGTTAGAGGGGCTTTAATAAGAGATATTCAAGCAGGAGTAAACGTAAAAGATAATGTAAAAAGTTTAAATAAACTAACTAATGATGTTTATAAAGATTTAGGAGTAAACAAAAATATATATTCAATAAAAGATAACAAATTAGTTTCTAAACCTTTATCTCCTCAAACAACTAGAGAAGAAAGATTTACAAGTTACTTTAAGGATATATATAAAACAGGAGAAGGAAAAGAACTTATACAAAAACAATATGGTGATTTAAATAAATTAATAGCTTCTTTAAGTAATAATCCAGCGTGTGCCGTGTTCGCAGGTAAAAGAGGAAAGTTTGATGTAGGTGGATCTCCAAATGCAAACATAGATGATTGTGTACAAGGAGGAATAGAAGTTATTAACTCTGGTAAGATACCTGCAAATAAAGCAACTGAATTTGCAAACTTTACAAAAAGAGCCTCAACTCTTGGAAAAAATATTATGAAATTTGGTATCATACCGGAAGCAATATTTGTTGGTGCAGATAGTTTAGTCAGAATGGGTCTTGGTGATACTTTTAAAGAAGCAGGTTTAAGAGCATCTGATTATTTATTACCTGGAGATCAAACAAAAGAAGCTGAAATGTTAAAAGTTAAAAGAACTCTTGGTGATAAATCAGCCGAGATTGTAGGAAGAGCTATTGATTATAGAAATCAATTATCAAAAATAGATTCTTTAAAACAAGAAAAACAATTTGCAGAAACTTTATCACCTACAAGTGAGTTTGATTATTTACCTGACAGAACAGAAGATATAAAAAATATTGATACAAGAATTAAACAAGCTGAATCTGATTTAACAAATAAATTTATGATACCAGAAAAAGAAAAAGTATACGCTGAAAGAGCAGAACAAGAAGCTTATGACATCAGTAAAGCAAAATCACCCTTTGTAAAAGCTCTTAGTTATTTAAGAGCTGTTCAACCAGTTGAAAACGATCCTTTAGCGGAAAGAGCACCTGAAAAACAAATGGATTTAAGTCTATTTCCAACTTTACCAACACAGTTTATGGAATTAAGTAATACTGACCTTATACCTTATACAAATGTGTTAAGAGAAATGGGTTATGAAGTTACGCCAAAAGAAGTAATAGCGGAAAGAGATATTTTAAAAAAAATGCCATTAGAACAAATGGCTCAGGAATATAGTCCAGAACAAATTTATGGTGCGCAAGGTACATTCTTTGGTCAACCACTAGCAGGTGGAGGATTAGCTAATTTAACTAAAACAATACCACCTGAAAGTGGTCCACAATCAGAAGGGTTGCTATCCCTTAAAAACCGTGTTATTAACTCATAGGAGAATTGAATGGCAGACATAGATAAAGGACTCCCTAACACTCGTACTGAAATTGAAGTTCCTTCGGAAGAAGAACTAAAAGAAGTTGATGTTCAAGAGGAGGAAGTAGAAAAAGGACCTGTTGAAGTAACACCAGAAGAAGATGGTGGTGCAACTATTAATTTTGATCCAAGTTCTGTCAATGTACCTGGAACACAAAATCATTTTGACAACCTAGCAGATATTTTACCAGACGAAGTTTTAGAGCCTATTGGAAATGAAATGGTTCAAAATTTTATGGACTACAAAATGTCCAGAAAAGATTGGGAACAAACTTATACTAAAGGTTTAGATTTATTAGGATTTAAATACGATGATCGAACAGAACCTTTTCAAGGAGCAAGTGGGGCAACGCATCCTGTACTTGCTGAAGCAGTCACACAATTTCAAGCACAAGCTTATAAAGAATTATTACCAGCAGATGGTCCAGTAAGAACTCAAGTTATTGGAGTTAAAACTCCACAAACTGAACAACAGTCACAACGTGTAAAAGATTACATGAACTATTTGATTATGGATCAGATGAAAGAATATGAATCAGAATTTGATTCTATGTTATTTCATTTACCTCTTTCAGGATCTACATTTAAAAAAGTTTACTATGATACTAACATGGGCAGAGTAGTATCTAAGTTTATACCAGCAGATGAATTAGTTGTCCCGTATACGGCTACCTCATTAGACGATGCGGAGGCAGTAATTCATACTGTGAAGATTTCTGAAAACGAATTAAGAAAACAACAAGTCAACGGTTTTTATTCTGACGTAGAATTAACAGCTCCTAATTCAGATAATAATAATGAGTTAGAAAAAAAAGAACGTGAGCTAGAAGGTACAAGAAAATCTGGAAAACAAGATGACATATATACTTTGTTAGAGTGTCACGTTAATTTAGATTTAGAAGGTTTTGAAGATAAAAATTCTGAAGGAGAAGAAACAGGAATTAAACTTCCTTACATTGTAACTGTAGAAGAAGGTAGCAGAACAGTTCTTTCTATTAGAAGAAATTATGCTCCTGATGATATTAAGAAAAATAAAATACAATACTTTGTTCATTTTAAATTTTTACCAGGATTAGGTTTTTATGGTTTTGGTTTAATTCACATGATTGGTGGATTAAGCAGAACTGCAACACAAGCTTTAAGACAATTATTAGATGCAGGAACATTATCTAATTTACCTGCTGGATTTAAACAAAGAGGAGTTAGAGTTAGAGATGAAGCTTCTCCAATTCAACCTGGTGAATTTAAAGATGTAGATGCACCTGGCGGTTCATTAAGAGATGCTTTCTTCCCATTACCTTACAAAGAACCTTCACAAACACTATTACAATTAATGGGTGTTGTAGTAGGTGCAGGACAAAGATTTGCGGCTATTGCTGATATGCAAGTAGGTGATGGTAATCAAGGCGCTGCTGTTGGTACAACGGTTGCATTACTTGAAAGAGGTTCAAGAGTTATGTCTGCAATACACAAAAGATGTTATGCAGCTATGAAAAATGAATTTAAATTACTAGCTAAAATCGTTGCACAGTATTTACCTCCTGAATATCCTTATGATGTTGTAGGGGGTCAAAGAAATATTAAACAAACTGACTTTGATGATAGAGTGGATGTTGTTCCAGTTGCAGATCCGAATATATTTTCGATGTCACAAAGAATTACTTTAGCACAGACACAGTTGCAGATTGCAACGTCTAATCCACAATTACATAACATGTATCAAATTTATAGAAACATGTATGAAGCAATTGGTGTTAAGGATGTTGATGCAGTATTACCTCCACCTCCACCACCTTCGCCAGTGGACCCAAGTATTGAACACATTAATGCTTTAGGTGGTAAACCTTTCCAAGCTTTCCCTGGACAAGATCATCAAGCACACATTACAGCACATTTAAACTTTATGTCGACTAACATGGTTAGAAATAATCCTGCAATTATGGCTTCGATACAGAAAAATATATTAGAACACATCTCAATTATGGCTCAAGAACAAGTTCAACTTGAATTTAGAGAACAATTAATGGAAATGCAGATGATGCAACAGCAAGCAGTTAACAATCCACAGATTCAACAACAACTTCAACAGATGACACAACAAGTAGAAGCAAGAAAAGCGGTGTTGATAGCTGAAATGACTGATGATTTTATGAAAGAAGAGAACAAAATCACTTCTCAATTTGATTCAGACCCACTATTGAAGCTAAAAGCACGTGAAGTTGACCTAAGAGCAATGGAAAATGAACGTAAAAAGGAATATGACAAGGCTCAAGTAGAGTTAAACAGAGCAAAATTGATGCAATCAAGAGAATTAGCTGAAGATAAGATGGATCAAAACGAAGAATTAGCTAAATTAAGAGCTGGAGTGAGCCTTGCAGGCAAAGGAATCAGTCAAGCTAACATAATGATGGAGGATTAACTATGCCGATGACTAAAAAAGGTAAAAAAATTATGAAATCCATGAAAAAAAAGTATGGAGAGAAAAAAGGTGAAAAGATATTCTATGCATCTAAGAATAAAGGTGTTATAAAAGGGGTAGAAAAAGGTAAAAAATCATGATGAACTATAAAAAACAAAAAACAATTAGCATTCCTGATCAAAATGTAGAAATAGATGTAAGATCTAAGACTACAGCGGAAAGAGCTTCGTTCAATAGAATCCCAACAGGAGACAAAGAACAAGTTCAAGGTCAAAAAAGAATGTTAGCTGAAAAAAAAAGAAAAGCTACCTGGTATTAGTTTTATGTTCCCGTGGAGTATCATTGGCACGGCGTTAAAGACTGGTGCTGAAATCTATAAAAATAAAAAAAAGAGCGAGATCATTATGTCAGAGGCACGAATCGTGCATGCTGAAAAGATGAAGCGTGGAGAAATTGAGTACAGTGGACAGATTGCTCAAAATCAAAAAGGCGACTGGAAGGACGAATTTGTACTTTTAGTATTGACATCTCCACTGGCTA